TTATATCCTCCGTATTATGGTTTTGTGTTTCCTAAACACTAGTATTTGAATCAAAGAATTGTTATCGTGGCTTATTTGCCCTCTGAATGAAACTCTTGTTCCTTGGCTCAAATACCCCTTTAATGACTTTTAGTTTGAATATTATTCAAATTATACATTGCTTCTTGGCTTACTTAGTACCCTCTTTGTGACGTCAATGATTTCTAAAAACCATTTCTATTATTTCTAATCTTCTGGGATTTAAAACCAGACATCAGCTCTAAGATGTAAAAAACGAGTTTACGCAATATCATTATTGATATTGCATAACATCACTCTAAGATGTAAAAATAGATCACCAGCTCTAAGGTGAAATAACAATGAGCGTTTTAAAGTATCGTTAAACTTTACCCAAACTTATTTATTTAGATGTGACATATGTCAATCTATAGTCCAAGTCGGACGTGCAGTTAGTATAGCATTATACCGCTAACTGCGTTTTAAACAACCCTTAGTATAAAAGGCGTGTATCATCACGATAGTATGAAGGTTTTTAATGACCATATATTACCCCTGAGTAGGGTTATACTAAGGCACTAATTTTGGAAGTCAGTAAGGTCGCGCAATCGATCGGAAATCTCTCTAAAAGGTGTCGAAAATTCTCTAAAATCAACACGATATATAGATTCTATGTTATAGGTATGTTTGTAAAAATTACAAACCAATGCTATTGAAATAATCTCTATATAAAGTATGAATTTAATTTTATTAATTTGGTGAGATCCCACCTCCCATTCTCCGCGGGATGAATGAAGGATGGCCAATTAACCTTATGAAAAAATTAAATTTATATTTTATATATATTATAGTAGGAAAGCAAATTATGCGCTTATCCCCCCAATGACAAGGGAAGATTTTGGAGTCTTATTGTCGGATATCGAACTTTAAACTATGTCTCAAGCTTATACGCAAAAAACACAATCGACGCAAGTCAACACATTTAAACGATTTACCCAGGAAGACCTTAACAAGTCTAGCCTTTTTTTACCTTTAATTAACAGTCAACCTGATATTAGAAAACCTGCTCCTCATAGGACACAACAGAAAGTTATTCAACCTACTGTTAAACACTTTGTAGCAGCTCGACCTATTGTTGAGAAAGACCTTTTACGAACAATTTTTGTTCGCATGAAAACAACATCTTTTATGATTAAATTAACTATCTTCTCTACAGCAGATGTTTATAGATTTGTTGATAAGCAAATTCGCACATGGCAACAGGAACAACCAGCATATACC